CATATATTATTTATTTAATGTATTCTCTAATTCTACTTTCACTTTTGTCTAAAACCTCAGCAATGTTCTTTACAGACATGCGCTTAGATCTTAACTTTTTAGCTATAGTAGCTAGTTTAATAACTGACAGACTCTTTAGTTCTGTCCATTCTTTAGTTTTACTATTCCAATTCATAATTTATTTTAATGGTTACTTACTAACATAAACAAAATAATACCTATAATACCTAAAAATCCTATGTACATAAATACATAGCTAGCTACTATAGAGTACTTTTTTTTGCCTTGCCACTCTGGCATTCTTTTTTTACTCATGATCGTTTATAATTTCTTGTATGTTTAATAATTTTGTTTTTAACTCTTCGTTTTCAAGTTCTAAGTGTTCTACTCTAGCCGCAAAACGGGCAAGCAGATCATCTTTATCGTTTGCATCACTCATACCTTTAATACCTACAGCTGTAGCACAAAGATTAAAAAACTCTTGATAAGGTTTATCTACGTCCATTAAATCTGCATGCACTTTAAATGCGTGTAATACTGTAGCGTGGTCTCTATTAAACATAGCTGCGTTTACAGTGCTACTGTATTGCAGTTTATCGTTAATAAGAACCATGCATATTCTACGAGCTGTTACCACCTCTGTAGTTCTAAGTTTACCACGTATTTTACTAATAGGCACTTCTGTAATTCTAGAAACAGTCGCAAGTATTCTTGCTACATTTGAATCTATCTTGTGTAATTTTATTTTTCCCACGATTTACTAATATTTGTGTCCGCTTTTAGCAGACCGTTAGTTACTACTTTCAAAGCTGCAAGCTCCATAAGTTCTGTTAGTTTATCTACCCATACGTCAGAATATTCTATAGTACATATAGTATCTATTTGGTCATGTACAGTCATAACTATTTGAACAGGAGCGTTATTCTGATTAATGTAATCTCTAATAAGAATAAGCGCTAGCTTTGTCATATCAGCAGATGCACCCTGTATAGGTGTATTCTTGCTGGCACGTTCTATACTACCAAGCTCAAAGGCTGCGCCTCTATCTGAGTTGATTCTAGGATGCCAGTTGGAAAACCATCTGCGTCTGTTAAACGGAGGAAATGTTTTAATATAGCCATACTTTTTACCAAAACCTCCAAGTTTAGATAGAAAGCCACCAATAGCAGGAAACGCATCAAAGTATTTATTAATTAACGCTTCAGCTTCTGGTATACTAATATCAAGAGTGTTGGCTAGTTTATGCGGTCCCATACCGTAGGCTAGGCCAAAGTTAATAGTCTTTACATTAGTACGTAACTTAGAATGCTTAGGACAGTTGCACTTCTATCTTCTTAAGAGGAAGGCACAACCATCTTCAGCAGCATCGGTCCATTGTGTGCCGTATACAAGTTCAGCACACACACTATGTAAGTCTTGCCCTTTTTGTAGAGCATCTATCCAAACAGGATCTTTGCTACCAAAAGCGATGACATTCAACTCCTGACTACTATAATCTGAAGATACAAAACAATATCCTTCAGGGGCGATAAAGCAGTTTCTAAAAGCATTATCTGCAGGTATCTGTTGCATATTAGGTTTACTACTAGCAACACGACCTGTATCTAATATCTGATTAAAACTTGTATGTATTTTGTTATCACAAGACACAAACTTAAAGAAGTCTTTACCGTAAGAGGTAGCTAACTTCATCTTTTCTTTGTATTTAACATACAAATCAATAATCTTGTGTCTGCGTCTAAGTTTATACATTTCTTTACCATTGACATTTTCTAGCTCTGGAACCAGCTTTTGAAATACCTTAAGAACTTGCGTAGGGCTAGTCCATTTAATACCAACCTTACGCAATTCTTCTTGAGGCGTAAACAAGTCACCTTGAACATGAGTTAACACAAAGCACGACAACTCTGGGACGATTTTTACCAGGTCATCTAAGTTATCTCTCATATCCAAGGCTTCTTGTTCGCTTCTGCGTGCAATGACCTCCCAAGCATCTTTGTCAATATCAAGTCCATTGTACTCAATATCCGCAAATGCTAACACTGCACGATTTTCTAATTTTATTACATTTTCTAGTTTATTACTGCTTATTTGTGGCAACTGATGTTCTCTTACGCTAAGTAGATATTCTACATCTTTAGCACCATATATAATTTGGTCATCAGTATATGCTTGTCCAGTTAAACCTATAAATCTGTTTCTGACTTCTTTGTCTAAGTCTACATTAAGATATTTTTTACAAACATCTTTCAATCCATACTTCACCCCATCCTTGCCGCAGTTTATCACACGTTCTGCAAGGAAAGTGTCGTAGACACACTCAAGTTCGATACCACTATAGTGTTTGATAAACTTATAGTCAAACTTGGCGTTATGAAGTATTTTGATAATACTCTTTGATTCAAGTATATCACGCAAAGGCTCTATACTTATATGTCTAGTATCAATAACAAACTGTTTGTGTTTGTCACCAATCTGGAACATAATCATGCGCTTGCATGTAAAATCAAAGCCTTCAGTTTCAGTGTCAACACCTAACACATCTACTGTAGAGCAATAGTCAACCACGTCTTGAATTGTTCCCAACTCATAACGTGGTGACGTAATTGCTGATGTTGTACTAGTTACTAACTGAATCATGATAATCGTGATCAGCTCGCATTTCTAGATATTCCTCTTCAGATGCTCTTATAGCTTTCTGTTCAAGAAATTCTTCGTATTCTGGCATTAGGTGTTTATCTACAAGAATACATACATATCTAGCATATATAGTTTCAAATGTCTGGCCTCCAAATTCAAATGATTTTAAATTATTCTTGGAGGCTAGATCATAATTTAATTTAAAGACGGAATATGAACCGTCTGTAATCATCTGATAGATGAATCCCATGTGTGACATAATAATATTGGTTTTAAATGTTAATTTTTAGGTGAGGAGCCTGTATACATAATAAAAAAATCACCACGCATTGGTGTAGGTTTACCCTTAGGTGTGTCATGTCCTTGTGTTCCAAACATAAGCTGATAAGCTATGTCTGTATTTATAACTTTAGGAATGTCATACACTACATCAGTGCGTTCTCTAGTAATTTTCTTTCCTCTAAATTCAATTTCTTCTTCAGAAGTAACTGATCGTACTACTCTTTGTACTTTATTATTACTCATATAAAATATTTGGTTAGCAAATATAATCAAAACGATTATAGTATACATGTTTTGTTGATAAAATAGGACGAGAAATTAATCTCGCCCTATTATCAAAAACAAGTTTAGAATCCAAGTGAGTCATCACCCACTGGAAGCTGTGCTTTTGCTGTTTGAACTTCCTTGTTCTCTACAACAATAGCCTCAGTATCACTCTCTAGTAAGATGTGTTGTACTTCATCATTAGTCAACACCATCATAGTATTGCTAAAGATGTAGTCACCTTTGTGAGTAATATAGTCTCCATCTTTACCTCTGCGTTTTGCAGCAGTTTCAAGATTTTGTTCCTGCCATTTATTTGGTGCAGTTGTCTCAACGATACGTAGTTTCATACGAACACCATTAATTTCAGGATTAAGAATGTTTAAATCCATAGCCTCACCTTTCTCAGACATGTACCAATCACCGTCGTCACCGAAGTTGATTCCAAATGTCTCAGAAGCATCAGCTGGCTCAGCTGTTACCCAACATCTACGAGCTCTGGTTGCAAATCTGTCATCAGACTTGTTTAATAGAGTCAACAAACTAACAGGTCTGTCAGATGTTTGTACAATTTCAGCAAATTCTAATTGAATTTTGCCATTACTTACTTTTCTTGCACCTGCAAGAAGCGTGTCACCTGGATTTAAGGTATCCAGAGAACCTGTAGCGAATTCTGCCATGATAATAATGATTTAATTAATTAATGTTTTATCGCTTTCTTTAAACGATTTTCTAATAAAGTTTGTACTCTAAGTTTATGTGTCATATAAACACTCATCATAGAGTATTGTGAATTTTTTACGGATAAACTAACAGCACTGTCAAGCTCGTTGACATATGCTGCTAGTTGATTATTAGACAATCCGTTGATGTCTATATCTAAATCTACTTTAATTTCTTTCATAGTAATTATTGATTAACGAGTCTGCTTTGTATTCATACTCAATCCATAATTTATTTAGTTCATAATCTAGTTGTATTTGTTCTAGACTACGTGTTGTACCACAGCTCACTAGAGCCATAGTACAAATACATAGAATATACTTCATTATAAATTAGATTTTAAACGTTCTGATTTTAATTTTACTATTTCTTTTTCTAACTCTGTTAGATGATTTTGCATATCTAGAATTTGATTAATCCAAACGTTATTCTCTTCTTTAGCATCAACAATTTCTGCTGTTAACCTATCTACATCTTGCAATGCTTTGGTTAGTTCTAAGTTTCTTTGGAGCATATTAAACTCCTTAATTTCTTTTAACTTTGTCATGTCTAATAATGTTTTAAATGTTACAGACTATCGTGTGATAGTTTCGTCTATTGAAGACTCATCAGTGTA